TTTATAAATAATAACAGACAGAGTTCCAATTAATACTCAAGGAGAAAATATATGTCAATCGAATCATTAGTAAAAAAATGGGGTCCAGTTCTAGATCATCCTGACCTAGCATCCATTAAAGACGGCCACAAGAGAGCAGTTGTTTCGCAATTGCTAGAAAACCAAGAAATTTCATGCCGCGAAAATTCTTCGGGCGGATATCGTGCACCAGGTTCTCTACTATCAGAAACAGCACCAATCAACAGCATGGGATCATCGTCATCTACAGCAGGTGATGGTAACATCGACATTTACGATCCAGTTCTAATCAGCTTGGTTCGTCGTGCAATGCCTAACCTAATCGCATATGATATCTGCGGTGTTCAGCCAATGACAGGTCCAACAGGCTTGATCTTTGCTATGCGTTCAAGATACGCTACACAAGGTGGTACAGAAGCGTTGTTTGACGAAGCTAACACAGGTTTCGGTGGTATTTATGGTGTACAGACAGGCTCTACACCTGCACTAGCTAACGCAACAAACTACACAGTACAAACTGGTATGACTACAGCTACTGCTGAAGACTTGGGCGGTGGTGTTACAATGCGTGAAATGGCTTTCTCTATCGAGAAGGTTTCGGTTACAGCAAAGAGCCGTGCGCTAAAAGCTGAATACACAATGGAATTGGCACAAGACTTGAAGGCAGTTCACGGTTTGGACGCTGAACAAGAATTAGCTAACATCCTTTCTACAGAAATTCTAGCTGAAATCAACCGTGAAGTTGTTCGTCAGATCAACATTACTGCTACTATCGGCGCACAAGAAAACGTTACTACTGCTGGTACATTCGACTTAGACGTTGATGCTAACGGTCGTTGGTCAGTTGAAAAGTTCAAGGGTTTAATGTTCCAACTAGAGCGTGAAGCTAACGCAATTGCTAAGGCAACTCGTCGTGGTAAGGGTAACATCCTAATTTGCTCTTCGGACGTAGCTTCGGCATTGCAAATGGCTGGTGTTCTAGACTATACACCTGCATTGTCTAACTCACTTCAAGTTGATGATACTGGCAACACATTCGCTGGTGTTCTAAATGGTCGTGTTAAGGTTTACATCGATCCATATTTCGCAGCAACTTCTGGCGTACATTACGCAACAATGGGTTACAAGGGTACTTCAGCATTTGACGCTGGTCTATTCTACTGCCCTTACGTTCCTCTACAAATGGTTCGTGCAGTTGGTCAAGATTCTTTCCAACCAAAGATTGCGTTCAAGACACGTTATGGCATGGTAGCTAACCCATTCGCAACTTCGGCTGCTGACGGCACTCTATCGTTCTCTAACAAGAATATCTACTACCGTAGATTCGCAATTTCTAACTTGATGTAATATCAAAAGTTATTGATTGAGCCGAGATACATCGGACATTTAAAAGGGGACTTAGGTCCCCTTTTTTTGGTTTATAAATAGACAACACTAACTTATGGAGCATCATCATGGCAGAAACATTTATCAGCCCAGTTAACAAAAGTTTTCTTTCTAATAACAAATATCAGTTTATTCTGACTAGAATGCCAAACATTGAATTCTTTATTCAATCTATTACTCTGCCTGCTATGACATTACTTTCAAGTGAAACTCAAACTCCATTCAGTAGAATTTCATTACCTGCTAATCAATTAGTGTTTGATCCATTGGATGTTACCATTGCACTTGATGAAGATATGAATACTTGGTTTGAAGTTTACGATTGGATATATCAGCTAGGCAATCCTACAGGATACGATAAGCTTGGCAATCTCACACGTACTGCTGGACAAAATAATAGCATTACTTCCGACGCAACGTTAACTATTAAAACTAATTCAAACAATCCAAATATCCGCATCACATTCAAAGATTTGTATCCATCTTCTATATCAAACATTCGGTTCACTTCTACTGAAGGTCAAGAGTTCCTCACTGCAAACATTAACTTCAACTATACAACTTATTACGCAGAAAAAGTTAGCTAAAATTTGACTTGATGCTAGTATTATGATATAATAAAGAAATTTTATGAGGACATATTATGACACTAGACGAAATTGCAGCAGAATGGACAAAAGATTCCAAGATAGACAAAACAGAGTTGGGTGTCGAATCGATTAAGATTCCAGAACTCCATAGCAAGTATCTGAAAATATTTTTTGATGAACGTAGAAGACTTAAAGGGCTTCAATTCCAATCTAGAGAAACGTATTTAAGAAAATACGAATACTACAATGGAAAAATGTCAGAAGAAGAAATGAAAGCCCTAGGATGGGAACCTTTCATGAAGCGGCTGATGAAAAATGAAGTGGATCATTATCTTGATGCAGATAAAGATATGATTCAAGAAAAAGCTAAGATCGTCAATCAGGAAGAAAAGATTGACATGATAGCAGAAATAATTAAGAATCTGAATCAAAGAAATTTTCAGATTAAAAATGCGATAGACTACCTCAAATTTACTAATGGTGTTCAATAATTATAATGAGTGATCAAATTTTCATAAAAAAGAAGAATGATGCATATGCATATTGTATTGCAGAACCTTCTATTGAACGAGAAATAAATGAGTATTTTACTTTCTATGTTCCAGGGTATAAATTCATGCCAGCGTTTAGAAATAAACTTTGGGATGGCAAACTTCATCTATACAATATGCAGACAAAGGAAATCTATTACGGGCTAGTATCATACATTGCAACATTTGCAAAAGAACGAGACTATCCATTATTAGTAGATGATTCAATTGAACCTGCGGATGATTTTCCCGCTTCAGATGCATTAGAGTTTATCGATACACTGGCAGTTCCATTTGAAGTGCGTGACTACCAAATCAAAGCATTCATTTACGCTATAAGAAATAGAAGAGCATTATTGTTATCTCCTACTGCATCTGGCAAATCGCTAATCATCTATTTGATCACTAGATACGTAAACAAAAAAACACTTATCATTGTGCCCACAATCTCATTAGTAGCGCAGTTATATAAAGACTTCGAAGACTATGGGTGGGATAGCAACGAAAACGTATACAAAATCGTTGCAGGAGCAACGAAGACTACTGATAAGCAAGTTATCATATCAACTTGGCAATCAATCTACAAACAACCAAAAGAATGGTTTGAACAGTTTGATCTAGTCATTGGCGACGAAGCACATCTATTCAAAGCGAAGTCGTTAGTTTCTATTCTGACGAATCTATCAGACTGCAAGTATAGATTTGGACTGACAGGCACACTTGATGGCACACAGACGCATAAATTAGTGCTTGAAGGCTTATTTGGCAGTGTAAAGAAAGTTACTAGCACAAAAGACTTGATTGATGATGGCAGACTCGCTAAGTTTAAAATCAAAGCATTAGTGCTTAAATACACTGAGCAATCATCTAAAGCATGCAAAGGTTTCACCTATCAAGAAGAGATAGATTATATCGTCACTAAGCCTTCTAGAAATCAGTTCATTAAAAACTTGACAGTCAGCTTAAAGGGTAACACACTTGTGCTATATCAATTCGTTGACAAGCACGGAAAAATACTGTATAATCTAATTAAAGATGCAATAGCAGAAGATCGCCCAATATTCTTTGTTCACGGAAACGTTGGTGTAGATAAACGTGAAGAAGTCAGAAGAATTACTGAGAATGAATCGAATGCAATTATTGTTGCATCATATGGCACATTCTCTACTGGCATCAACATTAGGAATCTACACAATATCATCTTTTCTTCACCAAGTAAAAGTAAGATTCGTACTCTTCAATCGATTGGTCGAGTGCTGCGACTTGGTGATAATAAAGAAGAAGCTACTCTATTTGATATATCTGATGACATGACATATAAGAGTACCAAGAATTATACTTTGGATCACTTTATCGAAAGAATGAAGATATACAATGATGAGAAATTCGAGTATAAAATTTACACAATTAATTTAAAGGACTAATGAATGCATCAAGAAGAACAAGAACAAGAACACCAAGATTCATATGGCATATGTAAAATATTTAAGCTGACAAACGGTGAAACGATCATAGCATTAGTCTCTAAAGAAACACGTTCTTATGTAGAAGTAACTATGCCATATAAATTAGCTACAGTTGATCTAAGCAGTGGAAAATCTCACTTAGTAGCACAAGAGTGGGATACATCAATAAACTCTGATGTTTCTGTCAGAGTGTTTAAAACTGCTATCGTTGCAGTCGCAGAACCAAACGAATTGATCATGAAGAGCTTTTCTGATATGAACGATATGACTTCCTTTGAAGAAGAACCACAAGAAACTAAAGATGAAATCTATGAGGCATTACTGAAGAGCTTCAAATCAGATAAGATACAATAAGACTTTATCAAAAGCAACACTGCATTATACCAACACCCAACAACTTTGTCAATAGGCAAATAAGGAAAAATCATGGCTAGCACACATTATGTAAACAATGCAGATTTCTTGCAGGAAATGATCCTATATAAAAAATCTGTAAAAGACGCATTAGAGCAAAGCAAAGAGCGTCCTAGAGTTCCAGAGTATATCGGAACATGCATGTTTAAGATTGCAACACACTTGGCACGTAAACCTAACTTTGCCAACTATACGTTCAAAGAGGATATGATATCAGACGGAATTGAAAATTGTCTATTGTATATTGATAATTTTGATCCTGAGAAATATAGTAATCCATTTGCATATTTCACTCAGATTATTTACTACGCATTTCTTCGAAGAATTCAAAAAGAAAAGAAGCATATGTATATTAAATATAAGAGTATGCAGAATGAAGTCATTAATGTTTTGGTAGACAATGCAGGTGAAGAATTCGTATCTACACATATGAGTGGAATAATTAATGATGCATACAGCGACAATTTCATTAAAGAATTTATTGATGCGTTTGAACTGAATAAAAAGAATAAAACTCCTGCACCAAAGAAAAAGAATGCAAAGGGAGTTATTAAATTTATGGAGAATGAAGAGAATGAACAACACCCCTTTACCGGCACAGCTTGAATACTGGATTAAAATTGTAGAAAACAAAAAAAGTCCTATGGATCTGAAGTACAATGCCATCTTGCATTTACGTACAGTTCGTGATACAATAAGCAAGGTCATTGATAAACCCACACCTAAAACTTGGAATCAGAACTACAGAAGATGAAAATTTGTTTACTCGGCGACACGCATTTTGGAATCAGAAATGATTCCAAAATTTTTCATGAATACTATGAGGAATTCTATGATGAAATTTTCTTTCCATACCTAAAGCAGAATGGCATTGATACCGTCATTCAACTAGGCGATCTGTTCGACAGGCGGAAGTACATCAACTTCCTCTCTCTAACTGAGAGTAGGCGGTACTTTTTCGACAAGCTTAGAGACAATGGCATTCGTCTTCATGCGTTGATCGGCAACCACGACATCTTCTACAAGCACACGTTAGATGTGAATTCGCCTGAGCTATTGCTTAAGGACTACGACAACATCACGCTATGGAATAAAGAAGGCACCTTAACTCTAGCTGACGCAGAGCACAATACTCTAGCTATCGATATGATTCCGTGGATGTGTAACGACAATGAAAAGCGCATCATATCCTTTATTAATAGCAGTGTGTCGCCTATCTGTCTTGGGCACTTTGAACTGTTGGGCTTTGAAATGTCCAAGGGTGTCGAGAGTCATGAAGGCATAAATTCCAAATTCCTTTCTAAGTACGATCATGTGTACAGTGGACACTATCATACAAAGTCTACAAACAAAAACGTCACTTATCTTGGCACTCCATACGAACTGTTCTGGAGTGATTACAGAGACTCGAAAGGGTTCTACGTATTGGACACTAAAGACAGTTCGGTGCAGTTTGTAGAAAATCCATTGCGCATGTTCTATAAAATCAACTACAATGATGCAGACGGACAAGAACTCGATTTAGACTACTCGGAATACACTGACGCATATGTCAAGGTAGTTGTTATAAACAAACAGAATCCGTTCAAGTTTGACAGCATGCTAGATGCTCTATATAAAGCATTGCCAGCGGATGTCACTGTAGTAGAAGATTTTACGGAAGCATCATTAGAAGGCGATGACGATGATATTGATCAGGCTGAGGACACTGTCACTATCTTATCGAACTTTATTGATCAGCAGAATCTGACTAATGTTGATGGCATTAAATTGAAGACTCTAATGCGAGAACTGTACGTCGAAGCACTATCTTCGGAAACAATTGAATAATGATTACATTTAATAAATTGCGATGGAAAAATTTCATAAGCACTGGCAATGTGTTTACTGAGATTACACTAGATGATGAAGCATCTACGCTAGTCATTGGCGGTAATGGTTCTGGTAAGTCTACATTCTTAGATGCAATTTGTTTTGCGTTGTTTGGTAAGCCATTTCGTAACATTAACAAACCTCAGCTTGTCAATACGATCAATCAGAAAGATGCAGTTGTTGAAGTCGAGTTCACTACAAATGGTAAGGCATATAAAATCATTCGTGGAATGAAACCAAACATCTTTGAAATCTACTGCGATGGCAAGCTAATCACACAAAGCGCAGCAGTAAAAGACTATCAGGAACACTTAGAGAAATTCATTCTCAAATTGAACTACAAGTCGTTCACTCAAATCGTTATTTTGGGTAGTGCATCGTTTACTCCATTCATGCAGTTGGCTGCAGCCGAACGTAGATCGATCATTGAAGATTTGCTAGATATCCAGATTTTCTCGCGCATGAATTCTGTACTGAAGGATAAAAACGCAACACTAAAAGAAGACTTGAATAATGTCAAGTATAACATGGACTTGATCAAAGAAAAAGTCACGATGCAAACTAAGTACATCAACAACATCAAACAAGATAAGCAAAATCAAATTGACGTTTACAATGAAAACATCAACTCAGAACTTGAAAACGTAAA